AGTGGCCCCTGCAATTGCACCTTGTTCTGCAACAACTAATAAATCGGTTACATTTTTCCAATCTGTCCCGGTCGAAATAGCGATATATGAAGCATTATTGATTTTGTCTATAGCACTTGTCGAGTCTTGAGCAAATGTTTGTATATTTGCCCTTAATTGATTGCTTTGTTCGCTTGTAGCGTCGAATAATGTGCCAATTTCATTAACTTTAGAAACCATTTGGCCAGCTTCATTAACTGCGAAACCGACCATTGCAGTTCCAAGGGCAATAACTGCTAATTCAGTTTTCTCAGCATATCTTGCTAAATTAGCTAATGGCTCAGTTGCAACACTAACGACATTAGAAACCGATTCAACACCATCGTGAATTGACTTAAACCCTTCTGTATTATCAGTTGAGTTAAATACTATTTCAATCGTTTTTCTAATATCAGCCATAATTATTGCCTTGGTGGTTTCATATTATTGGCTTTATCATCGTAATGTAATTGCCAAAGTACAATTTCTGTTCCAGTCAATCGCCCTTCTGGAAATATATCAGGGAAAACCTGGAACAAGAATCCCCCTTTAATATCAAGCAGCCTTAATGCTGATCTGATATCTGCTCTGTTCCAGAGGGTTCTGGCTTTTTTAAATCCATACCCAAGCCTGTTAATCGAATAATCTCATTTGTTAATTGATAAAATTCGATTGGATAAACTTCCTGTAATTTTAAAACGACACGCCTTTCCAATTTTGGCTCAATAGAAGCGATTATTAATTGCTCAATTCTTTTCGCAATTTCATATGGAATATCAACCGATATTCCTAGTGCTTCACGCATAATTTCAATTTCTTCTTGGCGGTCTGTTATTGCTTGTATGGCATTATCTTTCCTTTGATTTGTTATGGCTGCTTCATTAGTATTTGCTATTTCAACAGCATTTAACCCCCTAAGTTTAAATAATGGTTGTGCCCCATTTGTAAAAAAGCCTTTTAGGGCTGGCAGTAATATTTCGCCCGTCCTTGGGCGAAACTCTGCCTTCATAAAATCCTTAGCATTGAAAGCAGATGTCGTCATTATGAAGCCCTTTCAACAGATTTTTGACTAGCAGAAAGAGTACAAGTGACTTTCGGTTCATTTGCTGCGCCGAACGTTCTTGAAACTGCCAATTTGGCTTGCGTCAAAATGTTAGCGGTTTTAAGCCTGTCTTGATAATATCTGACGAAAATAGTTTGGTCTGCCTTCGTCAAAATATCATCTGTAATACCGTCTGTCAAAATAGCGGTAAATGAACCTTGCTTAATTGAGCCTGAAACCGAGCCACGAGTGTCGTTATATACTTGCTCTGAGGACACTGAGTGAGAAACCTCAACTGGAACGAAATCATTTGCAGCTTCCTGCTCAACAAAGATTGGCTCTGCATAAGAAGCGTAAACTGCTTTTGGCAAATCACCGGTATGGACTAGTGGCAATGCTGTCTTCATTTGAACCTGGCCCGTAAAATTAAGGGCTTTGAAAGAAGGGTATGAAGAAGTTTCGCGGTGCGTACCAACCGTTGCTTTAATTTGATCTGCTGTAATTGGCGCTGCTACAGAGCTTGTTACCCTTACTTGAAACAATTCAATTGAACCGACCGGAATATATGGAGCAGAACCTGCTACACCACGGGCTTCACTAAAGTTTGCATCTGTACCATCGGTACCAGGCAAAACAGCAATTGCTCCAGCAGAAGTAATTGTTACAGAATTAACTTTTGCAACATTAGTTGCTGGGCGTGTAATTGCCTTATCGATGCCTGCTGAGACTGAAGTTTTAACGCCAGCCAAATAGCACGTACCTGCTGAGACATCAACTGCATCGTTTGCGCCGGAAACCGCTACTGCCCCGACTAGACCAGTCAAAACTCCATCAGGGCGAATATCTGGTGAATATCCGTCTGCTTCTGAAAATAATTCTGCTTGCGAATTGAATAAAGTCGCATCACCAGAATCTGTTAATGCCGACATCAAAAACGGGGTTACATTCGTTTCATATTCGACTAATGATCTTGAATTAGAAGGCATTTTAAATTCTCCTGTTTATTTAATTGTAAATGGGTCGTATAAATCTGAAAAATAATTAGCAAGGGCTATAACCAAAACGCCGCAGTATGGACTTTGCCCTTGACCGATTATCGGTGTAATTTCATCGATTGATAACGAACTAACCAAACCGCCCAAATCAGGCGATACTACATCAGTGACAGCCGGGGCTGTCTTATCGCGATTCAGCGCAATCCAAATATCGGATGCGACTTGAAATGCTAAATCTGTATATGAATAATCACGGCTTCTAACGAAAGTTGTAATTGGAACATATAATCTTCTTTTATTTCTTCCATACTCATCTTCCTGTTTAACATCGGATTCGCCGTGGTAGAAACAAACTGGAATATCTTTACCGCCAAATTCAGTTACCCTTTCACGCTTGAATCTATCAATCGTATTTTGGTAACCATTACCCGCTTTAATCAATCTGAGCCTTTCTTCGATTTTATCCAATATTTGTTCTTGAGAAGTTTTCATTATTCTAAGCTCATATTGTTGAATTCAGTTGTTAAATATTCTAGCTGTTTATATGCTGCGTCAACTAATCCCAAACGTGCCTTAACAGTTACACTCTTCTTTAAAACAAACATAGGTATAAGAATATTGTCTATATTCCAAGTTTGTTTATTCTCTTTTATACCGCTCAAACAAACTAGCCAATTTCCAGCCCTACTTTTAACAATAAAACTGCCCATATTAAATACTTCGGTCGCACTATACCTCATGACGCCTGCTGCAGTTTTGTTTGGTTTTAACGGTATATTCAAATATGGGCCACCTGGAACGCCAAGATATTTGTCTTTAGCGTTAATTGTACCGCCAGCTTCATGCAGCGGTGCGTATAAAGAGTTTGTATAAATCGAAGAACCAACATTTGAAAGCTGGCTGCCATGGGATTCGATTCTAATTGAACGTCTCAAATTGCCAGTTCTTGAATATAATTTATCATCGCTTAAGCTAGATTGGCCATTGTTAAAACTATTATCCAAAACTTCTTTTTGGGCCTTTACAGCTGCATTTTCCAAAATCCTTTTAGCATCTTCAAACAAACGATTTGGCAAGGCATTGGTGAAGCCCTTTAATTCTTCTGCCCCAATAATCTCTGCGCTAACGTTAGTTGTCATATTGTTGCTTTAAGAATATTCTTGTATCCCTTAATTAATCTTACAACTTCAGGCAATAATTGAAGCGAAGGGGTTTGAACACTGCCGCCTTCATTAGTGACCGAAGAAGCACCAATGTGATCGTGATTTTGATATTCGTAAACCGTCTGCAACAAAATTGCCCTGTAAAGGTCACCTGGAAGCTTTGAATATCCGCCTGTATATACGATTGTAACAGATTCATCTAAAACGACCGGGCTTAATAACTCAATGCCCCAATCTCGAATTCTATAATCACTTGCAACATATTCATAGCCTGATTCGGTGATTATCGATGTTACACTAATTACAGGAAGAGCATCGACTTCAAGCAACTGAGTATAATAATTCAGCTTTTTGGTATAGGTCGATTTTTTGAGTATTGTTTTCGTGTAACTCTCAATAGCAGATATAACAGACGATTCCAAAATAGAAATTACAGGATAATCCACTTCATCCTTTTCCAATTCGCCTAACGACTTAACATCTTCAAAAGATAAGAATTGCATAATATTACCTTTGGGCTTTAACCGGGATTATTATTGTTCTTCTAATTTTCAAATCTGTAGTTCCATACGTTATTAGATTTGATAAGACCAATTGAGAAACCCCTGCTGTAATTAGATTCGTTTGTACTTCTGCATAATCATTTGTAAATGAAGGGGTTAAAAGAGTCGCTCCATCACAATCGAATTCTGATGCAGTTATATTCATACCTGGAAGCAACAAATAATCATATGGCTCTGCTTTCCAATCTGCTTGATTATCTGATGTAATCTCTTTGCTAATGTGTCCCCAAGTCGGCTCGGTTGCCCCTGAGAAACCGCCACTATTACAAGGATATTGAAAGCCATTAAAAACACTTGGAATAATAATGTCGCGTTTCTCAATATACGCTTTGTTTGCTTCCCAAATTGGCGGTCTATATACAAAGCGAATTAATACGCTGTCTTTTTCCGAAATTGGATATGGATACTCAAATGCTTCTTCCGAATCTGGTTTAATAACTAACATTTTCCACCTTTATTTCTGATTCAGTTACATCGACAGAAACTAATGCTTCACTGCCTTTAACAAATAATGAATTAACATTAGCTTTTGTCGATACAAAATTGCCGTGTCCATTAACATTGACTTCAAAATAAAATTCATTCCCTAGACTATCACCTAACAATATAGCATTAAGTGATAAAGACATTCCAATATTTTTAAGCAATTCAGAATCAATGCCAGTTTGTATATTGCCAAGCAATACTAAGGTCGCGTCAACACCTGCTGATAATGCAATCGTCTTTTTAAGCAACGAATCAAATGAAGTCCCAGAAGAAACCAATACCATTAAAAGCGAATCGACGAAAACCGATTTAGAAGCCCCGGAAGACGCGACTAAAATAGAGTCCATAGAGATATACAGCTCACCTAAAACCGACAGCGCTGCATCAAGATTTACACTTATTTCCAGCGATTCCCGGCTAAGTCTAGCGTCGAATAACGAAGTCACGAAGTTTGAGCCGATTTGCGTCAGTATCGAATCGAAAGAAGTTGACAAAGTTATTGCTGCTTGTAAAATATTCGCGTCAATACCGGTCGTGCCGTTAATTGTTTTTTGTAAAATTGAATCTGCAGAAGTTGCTATGCTTTCCGTTTTTTGTAAATTAGAATCGACTCCAGAAGAAATTGAAACAGCCTTACTAAGCAATGAATCAAGGCCAATATTCCCTTCCAAAAATATAGCAAGAGCAGCGTCAAAGTCTGAATTTAATAGCACGCCATTCTGCAAATATGAATCCAAATTAGTTGTTGCTGCGGTAATTCCGACCAATACTGCATCCAAATCAGAATTAAGGATTGCAGCATTTTGTAAAAGAGAATCCAAGTTTGCATTATTTTCATTTGCTAGCTTCTTAATCAGCAAATCGATAGAAGCAGAAAGCACTAGGGCTTTTTGTAAATAAGAATCTGCTGATAATTGCTTTGTTATCTCTTTCTGTAGCCTAGAATCTAAGATTGTATTTATAACGTGATTTGCTGAAAGCCTAGAATCGAAGCCTACATAATTAAAAACTGTTTTTCGCAGATTAGAATCTAGCCCTATTGTTTTGCCAATTCCTTGTTTTAATATTATCGAATCAACTGAAAGAGTTTTAAGAATTTGAGATGCTAAAAGACCATCAACGCTAGTTTGATTTAATATCCCTGATCTTTGTATTTGTGCTTGTAATCCGGCATTAACTTCGATTGCCTGTTTTAATAATTGTGCTTGTAATCCGGTCGTTTTCGATACTGCTTTTTGTAATATCGAGTTTAAATTTGCTGTTTTCGTTTGAGTTACAACTGCTACTTCATAAAGTGTAATATAAACAGAAGCACTATCAGATGCAAATAAGGTTGGGTTAGAAGCAGCAGTTGTAGCAGTGATAATTCTAAATTCACCACGGACTCCCATATTGGCATTAGATTGGCCACCAGAAGTTTGGTTTCCTTCGAATGCCGTCCAACCAGAAGTAACTGTTAAGCTTGTTGTGGCAGAATCTTCGCAAGCAATACCACGGACTCGCAAATGTTCTGAATTTGGACTTGTATAATCTAAACTTCCAGGATCAGCGTTGGTTTCACCACTAACACTTGAGCCCCTTAATTGTATTGTGCCGGTCGTTGAAAAAGAATAAGCAGAGATAGCTGCAGCATCATGGTTTGTTGATATGCTAAAATTAGCTGTTATAGTTGCGCCAGCTGATATTCCAGTCGTTAACTTTGAATACCAAATGGAACATACTGCTCCAGACTTTGATCCCCCTTCTGAATTTGTATATTCGGCTGCTTTTACCCAAACATTTAACCCGGTATCAACGATGGAAATTACATCTGAATTATCACCATCAACAGAAGATTCATTATCAACTGCAATTATTAAAACAACAAGCTGGCCTATCGACGCTGAAGCCGAAGTTGTCATGGAAACTGAAGTCTGATTATTATTATTCGCTTGTCCGCTTCCAAGATTATTGCCAGCTGTAATCGACATATTATCTTAACTCGCCATTTTTAGTCATTATGAATTTATTATCTTCTGTTACATAAAGAAAAACACCGTCCAATTCACAAACCAAAATAGATTGATTATTCTCAGGTGCAAATGGTTTAATAATTCGTCTCATAAATAATGACGATTTAATTCCATCTTCTTTCTTTACAATTAAGACTAAGCCAGAGCCATCGACTGCGGCAGCATAATGTCCTTCGTCATCTTCAGTTCTAAAAAACAAATCGTTTTTATTATCAGCTGAATCGACTAATTGCAAATCTTTTTCAGCAATACTATCAGTCATATATTAAATCTCATCATAACTAAATGTTGCTGTTTCAGCTGTTAAACTACCTTGCGTTGCCGTCGATGCAACTTCCATTAATAGTACGGCATGATCACCCTTTTCGCCTGTTCCTGTATATGGGCCTGCCCCCAAACTTAACGGTGCGCCGGAAGTATATCCAAATGCATCAGCGTAACCTGCTGACCCAGTTCCTTCTGCTGGAGTCGCATAGGCTGCTACTGCTTTGGCCCATAGACTAACCCCAGTGCCAAAGTTATTCGCCCCGTCCATATAAAACTTTAAATTTGAAATTTGAACAGCTGGTGCTACAGTAACGTTAAGACGAAGCCATTTTTCAAAACTCCAGTCTGAGCCTGAAGGTGGAATAACCATTGGATTGTTATTATCAACGTTTGCATCGTCTGCATTCTTGAATCTAACTGTTCCGCTAGTCTTATCAGTTGGAGTTCCACCTGCGCCATTTTTCTCGATAATTTGTACTGTTGCTACCATTTTAATAACCCCTTAAAAACAATTCTTATTTGAACCAAGCCAAAACAAGTGATAAAAAGTATTAAAGCCAAAGAAAGCAGTTAATATAAGCAATAGTCCCAAAATATTGGCAAATACAAATATTAATACTTTCTTGACCTTCGTCATTTATTTATAGACTTTGCTAATACATCACTGACTAAAAAATCGTATGCCAATTTACCAATGCCGCCAATAGTAGCAATTAACAACCAACCTAATACATTCTGCGTTATGTTGTCGATAATTCTTTTGCGCCTTTCATCTCGTTCTTTTTGAAGTTTTACATATTCGGCAATTTCAATAATCAAATCTTCATTTATACAAATCGTACAATTATCTTTGCGCCTTTCTGCAACTCTTCGCCTTTCAATATTGGTTCTATTTTCACAGCTTGTCTCGGCACCATCCACTGTAGTCCTCCAATTAAGCAGTTTTTACTTCAACGGTTTTTCCTGTGGTTTCCAATTTATTACTGCCTTCTGGAGTTTCAACCTTTTTGTCTTCTGGAGTTTCAACCTTCGAAACTTCTTTATATTTAGCACACTTCAATTCTTCGACGAATAACCGGGCAAGATTATCATCAACAGTATATTCCTCGCCCTTTTTGAATTCTTCGACTTTAACGCCATTGTTAGAACCTTTTTCAGTTCTTATCATTGTAATTACTTTTGCCATTTCAAACCCCTTTTATTTTTAATTAAATGCCGCTGGGATTAACCAGCGACAATAAATAAAGTTGTGATTTGGTTATTAACCAGCATCAATACTTCTTAACGGGCCTGAAACAGAAGTGGTGCCAAATACACAGGCATCGGTAGCGATTGTTGCAACAACTCTTGAATACCGGCCACGTGGGTTAGGGATATTCAATTGGGCTGTGCCTGCCGCCGTTAATTGCGTAATTGCGTTATCATTCCCTGCTTCGTCGTTAACAGGGTAATCAGTCCAGTTTGTGTCGTCGTCTGAATATTGAGTTTTCATATCCAACGTTCCACCAACGCCCACGCCGCTCAAACTTGTAAAAAACGATACACTTGAAACATCTGCGTGATCGACCGAAGCCCCGTTAACAGTCCCTACAGCGTGAGAAGCAGAAGCGATTGCGGCTGCAATCAATACATTTGATTTAATATCTTGTCTCATTTTTGATACTCCAAAAAATAAATTTAAACCCAAAAAAGAGCCAGCCTAAACTGGCCCAGTCGCATGGGAGGGGCGAATTAAGTGGAAACTTTCAAGCAAACAAATGCTTCAGGCATAACGACTTGGCCTGCCAAGCGTTTTTTAACCAGGAAGCCAGTTTGATCATATTCAGCGTAACGTTCGATCAATCTACTAACAACTAAGCCTTTGCGGTCACGGATTCGATACCCTTTGCGAAAATCACCTAAAACAATTGGAAAGGCATTTGCAGCAACGTCGGGCATCCCTTCTGGATTTGCCAATGGTCTTCCTAGTAATGTAGCAGGAGAACCGGCTTGTACTGGAGGTTGCCACAAATAATCGCCGTTAGAGTTTTTGAGTTTTCTCACGTCACCTTCGGTCGTCGAATTCATGGCCCAAGTCGCATTTCGGCGATATGTTTTTTTCAAGGATTGAAGCATACCGATAAGAGCGTCAACACCATTATTGCTAGCATCAGATAATGCGCCGGCAACACCTGTAACTTTGAAATTAGCCAAAACGCGAGAATCAGCAATAATACCTTTCGGAGAATTATTGCCAGCCCCGGTCGCAAATGCGTCGTCTTCTGCTTCTGCTACAGCCATTGAAAAGGCATCGCTCAATTCTGCCCAAATATCTGAGTCTGAATCATCCAGAGTATTGTTATGAATAAGAACCAGCGCTTTTAAATCGTGAACTTCAAGACGTTCGCCGCCAGCAGACAATTGCTGTTCCGATATGGCCAAATTAGTAGTTCCCCAAGCAACGACCGGCTTTTTCAAACTTGGCGTATAAACAGAATCACGACCGGTGGTGCCAACATTACATAATGGGCGCAATTCGGCTTCGTTATAGGCTTTAACCAATAAGCCTGATTCCCAAGCTGTAGGAATCAAAAATCCACCGTCTTTGTCTGCAGAATCGGACAATGCTCTGTACTCTTCTGGACTCATAATAGCACGACCGGATTCGCCGATGCCACGACGCAGATATTTGATAAATGCGGATTTATGGGTGCGGGTTTCTTCGGTTTCAATCTCGTGAGATTCGCCGATATTCATTGGACGATTCAATTTGACGGTGATATCGTCATATGATTTGCGCAAATCAGTAATCGCCGCTTCCAACTTGTTTACAGTTTCGTCGGTTTCGCTTTTGCTGTAGCCTGCTGAACGGACTTCTGCAATTTGAATATCGACTGCTTTTTTGAACTCTTCGTGAGTCGTTCTTAACTCATCGAAGATTTGTTTTTGAATCTCTTGTTGCGATGCCATGGTATTCCTCCAAATTAAGAATTTTCAGTTTTATTAAACTTGCTTCTGATGTCTTCGAAAACGCTCTTGAAATTCTCAAGTAATTCTTCGTCAACATCTGCTTCAACGTTAATCTGCTTTGACTCTGTAAATCCTAGTAAAGCAGCAACTCTGCGTTTTTCAGTTTCGGTCAAATTCGACCTTAATTCAGCACACAGCTCTTCGACTTTTTTACAACGAATCCTTTGATGTGCTTCTTTAATTGCGGTGTCTAATTCATCGAGTTTTCCCCGATTTTCAATTAAACGGCCTAATCTCAAATTGTTTGCCTCAGAAAGAGTCAGCGAAGTATTTGCGGCAATATATTCGGCTGTTTCTCTCATTTCGAAAAACGCATTTGATAATTCGTTAGCAAACGGGCTTCTGCGATAGTATGTGCCATCTTCCCGTTTCCAAAATTTGTCAACCCAATTTGCGGCAAACTCAATATAAGCCGCATGGAATTTGCTTAATGCTTCGTCAAGCCTGCCGATAACATTTTCATTCGTAGTTTCTTCAGACCACCAAACGTCGTCAATAGTTTGATTCAAGGCATTGAATATCGCGTATGTCTTTTGATAAAGCTCTTGCTCATCTAACGATTCGTCAAAATCAATGCTTCTAACACTTGTTATAATTGCGTTATCGTTAGCAGGAAAAATAACCGGGCCATACTCATACAGTGCGACTTCTTTAATCACTCTGACTCCTGATTCAAATCCTTCTTTGATCGTTCTAAATCCAAATGATAGGCCGTCAAGCGTTCCGTCTTTCATTAGCTCATACACTTCACGCGCCTTTTCAACATTCAGATTTAATCTTCCCCTTCCAAGCATCCCATAATCGTCTTCCTCAAGGCTGATACTTGAGCCGACTAACTCTTCATGGTTGTACATGATTTTTACTTTTGAACCACGCTCTTGAATCGTCTTTTTGAAACAACCACGTTTAAAAGTTGAATTATAATCGTCAACAGTATCCCAAACAGTCAAATATCCCTCGAATATACCATCATCGGAAATTGACCGAATTTCACCTGAGTTACGGGTTTCTTGTTTTTGGCCGGATTTTGAATTTCTGGTTTCTAATTTTAACATTTTTCTACCCTATTTATTATGCGATTTCAAAACTCATCGAGCATCGGCAGTTAATTCTATCGGCTGCTGCGATATTTGGGTCACCAGGATACATCGGGCCAACGTTACCGACTTGAACGCTAAATGGCTCATCAATCCTTCTTCGTTCTCCAGATCGATGTACATGTGCTTCCCTAACCTCAAAACCGGAAGTGTGCCAAACTTTATGAGTCGCTCCAACGTTAATTGCTGAAGCCATTTGGCCTATACTCGATGCTGTAGCGGTTTCTGTTCTAGCAATTCTTAATGCTCTTTCACTGCTAAATATTCCGCTATCAAGAATTGATTGTTTTATACTTTCTACTGTTCCGCCTTCTATTACAGAGTTTTTAACAATATCAATTATTTTCGAAACTGTAAATTCATCAATTGCCGATTTCTCAATAAGAATTGATGCCTGGCTCTCAAGCAGCCTTGTTATACTATCAACGATATTTTCATTTGTTTCTGCAGCTCTATTCTCGACATTAATTGTTTTGTAAAATAATTTGGCAGTTTCTATAGCCAGCTTATTCATCTTATCAACCCAAATATCGTGAGACTTCTTAACAGCAGTTTCAATATCACCTTCGTTATCCAGCGCTTCAAAAACATCTTCTCTCTGAATATCTAACAACTCTGAAAATAATTCGTGCGCTATTCCAGAACCAATTTTGTCTTTCAGCTCGAATTCCTTCTCAACATTCCTTTTTTCAAGTTTAAGGGCAGAGCGCCCATCAGACTTTTTTCCAACATCACCATCCAAATTTTGACTACCGTCGATATTTATACCGGAATTGTTATTTGTTTTAACATATGACTTATCCCAGCCATCATATTCGTCGATGCCCAAATCCAAATATTTATTTAGCACCGAGACTGGCACGCCCATATCGAAGTATGTTTTTGCGACTTTTGATTTTTTCTCTTCGTTATCGCGCAACGCTTCAATATTGCCAGCATCATATCCTATGCTATAATTATCTCCCAATTCGTTTGCAAATGAGTGGTTAAGAGAATCTGCTATATCATCAAGCAATGGAATTATCGTCGATTCCCAAAAGATTTTGTTTGATTCGCTGTAATTGTTATACGTCATATTATCGCCAACCCCGGCCAAAGGCAACGGGATTCCGAATATGATGAATATTTCTTCGCGGTTGAATTTACGGGATGCCAAAAAGTCCATTTCAACGGGGGATAAGCTCATTTGTTGATATTTCGCTGCGCTACCAATAATGCCAGGTTCACGCGCTCTTTTTGACCCACCAAACCTTTCTTTAATCATCCGTTTCAAAAGTTGAAACGTACTTTCGTCAATATCCCGATCAAAAGTAAAGACACCATCTAGCACCCCGCGATTCTGCATCGCAGATTTGTTCCATGATTTTTGATCGTTATCGATATCAACTGCTTTTGCAGCAGCCTTCAACGGCGATATTCCCCTAATTGGATCAGAAGGGTCAATCAACTTAAGCTGAATCATATTTTCGATTGTATAATCATTAGTCTTCTGCTTCGATCCGTTCTCTGCGATTATTTCATAAGACGCGATTATTTGATCAAATTCCTTACTTGGAACAGGTGCAATTCTATCAGGGCAAATCGGCCAAATCTCTTTTGTTTGCATTCCAGTTCCGTAAACTTTCTTGATATAAGATTCACCGCCCAATTCTAACCATGCTACAATTAATTCAAACACGTCTTGGCGGCTTAAAGCCGGATTTGGGCGTTTAAATACCTTGGATAAATAATGCTCTGGAATGGGCTTCCCTTCTTGGTCATATACTAACCACGGTACAGAAGCAGCAGCCCTGCTAATAATCGATATGGCCCTATATACCCAACCAGAAGCCTCATAGCCTTCTTTTACAGATTTACGAATAGTCCAAGACGACCAATTTGCAACCGGCATATTGTTAAATATCGGACTGCTTGATATCATGTTTCGAATATTTAACTGTTTCATATTATCCAATCAGTATCTGTGTTTTTTGGCTAACCCAATTAAGGAATTGGGATGTGCTATCCACTTGGTCATCGTGTTTTGCCCTTGGAAAAGCAAATAACTCTTCTTCATACTCTACAAGCCAATTAGCATTCTCAGGAAGCCAAACCAATCCTGATTCCATAAGAGAAGACGAACTGCTTGCCCTTGTTACTTTATCTGCGCAAGGGTTAATTGCTATTACAGGGATTTTAGTTTCAGCCTTCAAATCTTGAATAAGAGATGCGCCACTTGATTTATCCTCGATAAGCACCGCAGCTGGGAATTTGTTAAACATATCGAACCGGGAAAAATGGTTTTTAACAGTTCGTTTTAATGCCGGATATTCACCCTTGAATACCAACACGTGAATCAAATAATATCCAGTTTCGGTTTCAGCCCAAGTTGTACAAACAGACGGGTCATTAATATCTTTTGCCTTTTGCGCGGTGTCCCAACTTTGAACGATTCGAATTGGCATAGCAGGTGCGACATTATATCGACGGCCTTCAAACCATCCACGTTTTATCATCTCACCCTCAATTATTTTCGGGTTTTGTTGATATAACGATTCCCAAGAAGGCTGCGACATTGTGCTTTTCCTTTCTAGCAGAAAAGCCTTTGATTTATGTTCTGGGAATAATGGATCACCTTCTTTACGGTTTGGCTCATCAGATTCGGCGATAGCCTTATATGTAAATACTTTTAATGCCTTTCCAAGTTTCTCTTTTAATCTGCCAATTGGGTCGTCGATATGCCAGCGAGTTAATATTGTAAGCATCCCGGCATCGTCTGCGAAACGGGTCAAAAAATCGTCAGTAAACCAATCCCAAGTCGCATTTCTTATCGCTTCCGAATTTGCCTGTTCACGGCCTTTTATCGGGTCATCAATAATACCCAAATCAAGTGATTCCCCGGTAATTGCGCCCCTGACAGTTGTATTTCGAATAAAGCCATCGCAGCCAATATACTCAATTAATTCACGACTGCGCGTTGCGTTTTTATGAACGTCGAATGGCACTCCAGGTGCGTTTATTTGAAACACTGGAAAAACCTTTTTGAATTTATCAGAGTCATAAATTCTTTGTAATAGCAAATTTGCCCTAATTCCAAGACGTTCTGAAAATGACGTGTAAATAGTTTTCAGCTCTGGATTTTTACCTGAAGCCCAAGCAATAAAATGGACAATCATTTTAGATTTGCCGTGTTGTGGCGGGGCTTCGATAATATATTTGGGGCGCAATCCTTCATTTAGCTCTTCGAAAAACTGCTGTAATACTGCCGCGACTTCTTCTTGAAACCAACCTGTTTTAAATTTTGGATTCAAATATCGATAGAAACTCCAAAACGATTCCCTAGCACTTGCGATAACCGCCATTTCAATTAAATCAGCTGTGCTATATTCGGAAAGGTCTGGTTTCATAAAAAATCGTTTCTAATGGGCTTCTTATTAATGGGCTGTAGGGTTATAGGGCTTAAGGTCTACTCGTCGAATCTAGCTATGTTTTCGTTTGTAATTTAGCCGTTTTTAGGTCTACTCTTCCCCGGTTTCGTCTTCGGGGAAATCGAACCCTGTGCGCTTTTCAGATTTTGGCTGTGGTATCGTCGGAACTGGCGCTGCTTTCAATCTAGGGTTAAATATGTCAACTGGCACTCCACGCCTTTCTAGCTCTGCAAACAAATCTTCGTCTGTTATTGAAGCATCGGTTTTTATTTCTTGTTTAACAGAAATCGGGTTATTTTGGTCACCAGATAATTCATTTCTATTCCTCCAGCCAAACCGATTCGTCATCGTGAAAGCCCACGCTGAAGACTTCCCGTGTGTGTACGCGCCAATAGTCAAATTCCTTCCAGCCTTTTCCCACCAGATGGTTGTCCTAAGCGTGAACTCCGCGTATTTATCAGCGAACTCAGGAAACTCTTCAAGAAGTATGCGAAATTTTTGCCGGGTTAATCCTAAAGCAAGAATAATCGCAGCATCAGATGCGCCTTCATCACCTTCTTTTTCAAATATTTCTCGCCAATTTTCTGGGAGCACGTCAAGTGTTAATGTTTCTCTGAAAGTTGCCATTTCTTCTCTTGTCCTAAACCTGCCATGTTTTATAGAAGCCAATATACATGGGCTTTTAGTTTTAAATTCAGACTCTAATTCTTCACCTGGTTTCGGTGCTCCAGCAGGCTTTTGCCCTGGTCTTAATCCGCCGCCAATATTTTGCCCTTCTTTTATCCAATGAGGCTTTAATTGGTCAAATTCACCCGCCATGATATTGTCTAAATTGTTTAAATGGCCTCTAATATACTCTAATTCCACAAAAAAATAAAGTGTTATATTTGTATATAATATTCCAGAATACAAAACAAATTAATCAAATGTAGCACCGCAATATATTATTTGTCTTCACATGCTTAATTAACGTCTAATTTAATTCGATTCTATAAAAAAGTCGGCGGAGTCTTGTGACCTTCTTAATTAATAAAAAGCGTTAAGTTGCTGATTTTACTAAAAACAGCGGTCTATGACCGAATTAAAACCGTGTGATATACGGAAAAATATAAATTAATAAAAAAACGGTCTATAAACCGTTATAAGGCCGTATTTTAAAGTATTTCTATTTCTCTTTTATACGATAGTTTTTAAATTAATTTTAAGGCCGTGCTATTCTTAAAAATCATGGGTTTATAGCCTACCCACGAAAAACGCCCCCTTATAGTCCACACACCATTCACCCTTAATCCAATAAAAAATCACGAAAAATCAATGACTTATAAAACACGTCGTATAGCCTACGTCCTAGAGAAGCCGACTACATTCCAGTGTCTAACCTAAGCGGCTTTTCATCACTGATCCATAAAAAGTCTTTATAAATCATATACTTATATAATTAAACGCCATTTAATAAAGTCGGCGGATATAAAAGCGGCTAACCTAACGGATAGCATATGACTTTCACAATAGAATCATACACTTATAAATTTTAAAACTCTAACGGGTCTATAGTCTAATTAGACAGTTATCCTACCAAAAAAGACGTTAATTTATAGCCCAGACTCGATAGACCGCTGATATTAACCGATAGCCGTGTATTTTAGGCGTTAGGTTAAAAATAGTCGAAAAATATGAAATCCCCTTAACCTAGCCGATTTTTTCGACCGCTGCAGGCCCACTAGTAAAAACCTTAAGCCGACTAAAATAACGGCGAAATTACAAATATTTCACAGAAAATAATTATTTTTAGAGTTTTCGGCCTATAAAATTATAGCCCAAACGTTTTTTTATTTCTCTTTATACCGGGGTCACGCCGTTTTCGAGCGTCTTTTTTCACTAGACTATTAACGGCTAGAATAAGCGTGACCGCAAATAAAATCGCAATTATTTAAAGAATTTAACACGACGATACAATGTTATTTTCTTATTGCCAATTCTGAATCTTCCATCTTTAGTATCTGGATTATCAATTCTTTCATATCCAAATATCGACGCAACAAGCGGCGTTTGTCTACGACACCCCGATTCAGCCGTGCTATCGATTTGGAAAAAGTGTGATGCAACTTCTAATGGCCAATCTGCAGACTTTAATTTATTCAAAGAGCTTTCCAATAAGTCACAGAAAAATATGTCGGTTTTAATGCGCCATTCAATACTTCGCTTTTTATTTTTATCTTCTGTCTTTTCGACATAGTATAAAATTTCACTTTCTTCCATATATCCTCCAATTAAAATACTTCTTTTTCCTGTCTGGTTTCAAATATATCGTCTTTTGGATTAATGCCTGGCTCAGTTCCTACTCTGGCAAATATAAGGTAATTATACTGTTTTCCATCAACGAAGAATTTCCACCTGCCCAATGCGTCTTCTTGATTTTCATATAATACATAATCCAATCTTGATAAAGTCGGGCCAATTTTTTTCTTAATGTCCTTTGGGTCATATCCCTTTGCTTCTGCTGCCGATATTAAATGGCTTGTTGTAACGAATCTTGGATTGTTTAAATCGTTAATAATATCAAGAAGCCATGCGTCAGTTGCACGACCGGATTTGACGACGGTTCGATGCGCTGCTGTCTTTCGCTGGCCATTACTTGGTGAAAATTTTGATATATCTCTATTGTGTAAATAAGCGGCAACGTGAGTAGCACCGCCTGTGTAGAACCACTCCCATAAATTGGTGAAATATTTCCTTCTTGTTTCGTCTTCTGTAATACCCATTTCGGCCATAGTTGCTGATTCTATAACATCATATCTTCGGTCGTCTGGGGGAATATAGATGCCTGATGCCAAATGATTTGTCGTTATAATGACTCCACAAAATCGTCTTGCGGTAAATTTTTGGCCATATTTGGGATTGATTGTACAATTATCCGGTGAACCAGCAATTAATACTTTTGTCTTTTCATTAAAGGCCCATTTTGTCATTTCATGTAAATTAGCAGCTTCAGATATTCTAACCAAAACAGCAGATTCATATTCATTAAAACTAGACTCCAAATCAGCAGGGTCGATATTGGCAACATTCCAATTTCCGATAGCAGGACAGCAGAATTCAATTGCTGTATCTTTACCAACGCCTTGTCCACCTGATATCAATAAAGCAAATCGCGGCTTTTCCCAAGGCCGTTGTACCCGGTGGGCCATATAATCGAGAAATTGGTCAGCATCCCCGTCTTTGTTAAATAGCTTTGAAATGTGTTCAAGAAAGGGTTGTGCTAGTTTATGGTCACCTAATTCTATGGTTGGCGGTCGATATGTATTGAAAACCGCTGCGCCTTCTACCTTTATCAATTCGCCGTCTTTACAATCGATGCCCTTTGTATAATCTTCCAATATTCCTGGGTCGCATGTTAGACTTGTCGCTAATTGATTTTGCTTTAACCATTCTGAAGCATCTATAATCTTCCCGGCATCATTTACCTTAGAAACTGCCGCATCAACAGCAGACGCTATCCAATAACTCATCGTTGGTCGATATATGTAGTTATTCCCTGGGCCGTAATATACAAAGTGGCCAATAGGAGTTTCCCCGGACTTTGGAACCCACCCATTATCGATAGCAGCCTTTACAATCGTTGCCAGCGTTAATTCTTTCGAACTACTTTGTTGACTTATATCGTAAAATGCCTCACGCATAATTTCATCGTGATTTCGGCCTTTTTTCTTACAATCCTTTTCTGCCCATTCAGTATACAGTTCCCATGCTTCTTCATTCCTAGCAAATTCTCTTCCGAGAATAATACCGACGTGACGCCATAAATCTCGATCTTCAGATGGAACGACATCGAGCATCGACCTTACTTGAGCAATTGTATATTTGTTTCTGTAATAATCGTCTTTTCTTGTGCGCCCACGGGTCTCCTTTTTTCTGCTCATATTCTTAGGCAGGTTGGCCAGAGCTGTGCCCCAATTACTCCACTTGTATATACCTCCAGAGCGATGTAAAGACGGGGCTGCTACAACATATCCTCCATCGTTTCGACAATCAACACCTTTCCCTAATGTATTTGAAGATGTTTTTAGGGCTGAATTGTATTTGAAAAATACGTGTATTCCACCTGAACCTGTTTCGGCCATAAGCGTATTTGGCTCACCATCTTCGGCGATTAATTCTGCCCAAGTTTTATCGCCAAATTTACCTTCGCCAATGTCTACGTCGATAATTGTAATACCAGACTTTTCACCAGTAACAATTCCAATATTAGATTTCGGGCTATTTTCTCCGAACCAAAGCTCAATATCTTCTAATTTGTTACTAGCACCTTTAACGCCCCGCTCAAGCCTGGGGTGCTTTCCGGCATCTGAGCAGCCCTTTTTCATACAAGTACATTCACCATGCGAGTCGATAGAATGTAATGGAAAAACGAACCAACCTTGCTCTATATATTGTTTTGCATAATCGAATAATTCTTTATTCATAATAATCCCTTATATTTGAATATTTGAAGTTGTATTTAATTCTTTTACAATTAATTTTACGGCCAATTCTGCTCCATCTAAATATTCGTCATATTCAAACTCTGCGCATATATCTTTTTTGTTAACGTCAGGCTCATATTTAAAATTGAGCAGATCCATAGCGGCCAAATATAAAGCACCAGCTCGAATTAGGTCTGCAATCCTGTCCTTTGGTTTCCAATATATCGGTTCAAATGGCCAATCAATTGGTACAAAATCATTATTAAAAAGCTGGCTATTTATATAACAACTTCCAGCGATAGCAAGGCCAAATGGAGTATGGCACGTATCGTGCTCTTCGTCATATCCTTCAATATATATTTGACGCATTCTTTCCGATAATATTGCATTCATAATATCATCTTCGCTATCCAATTTCATTGTCTTTATTGGTATATTCATAATTCAACTCCATCGTCGATTATTAATGTTGAATTGGTAATAACGGCCCAATTTGTTGATGTTATTATGACAAAGTCTTTTAGCTTATGGCCGCTTTTTTCTGCTTCTTTGAATTGATATTCTGGAGTTCTATGCCTCATAGCATTACAGCGAATAGCACGCTTGCCAGCAACCGGGGATGCACCTTCAATTAGTTGAATTTCTTTTTCGTATTGAGCAACTATTTTATCAAGGGCTTTATGTAAATCTTCATTGTCTTCATATTCGTCGATAAGATGACGAAAGGCAGTGAAATCAACCATGATAATTACCGTCTTTGAATAACGATTTTAACCCTGATAATAGCGCAAGAACAGCAGCAACAAACATTAGTATGATAATTAATTCACAGGCTATGCCTAGAAATAAATTGACTGATTTTACACTTTGTATAAACTCTAACATGTTATGCCCCTTTTGAATATTTGTCTGTAACTTCCCAATTTTCACCATTCCATATCGTAGTGTGGTATCTTCCCGTTTGCTTTGATAGTTTTTTTGATTTTTCATTTTTATATTCAAAATCGTTATAAACCATGTTAGCATTTTCAATTACATGGTTGATTAATTCGAGATATGTACCGTCGAAGTTTCTGCCATCGAAGTTGCCCATTAAAATATAATAGTTTGCATTTGATAATACTCTAACACCAGTTTCAATATCCCTTATTCTATTACCTGCTTGATCTGTATAACCTGTTAGCAGGTCGTTTACATGTAGGTGATATTTGTTTTCGATATTTAATATCAACCAATAATAATTATCATCAATAATATCAAGCTCTGTTCTTCCAGCTTCTTTGAAGTCATCTGGGCTTACTTTTTCATTTAACATAATATCGACCTTATTATCAAAAATAAAAAGCCAGCCGGGAAGTTAGCCCCGGCCAGCTCGATTTTAAGCAGCTAAAAAATGTTAAAATTTACCGTCTTCAGCAGTATCAGGGGAAGTATCCTGTGAAGGTTGCTGGACTTCGACTGCACCAGAATTTACAGCCTTATTAAAGGCTTTCGCAGCAGCGTAAACGCCGACTTCAGCCACAGGGCAGTCAAGTTCAATATCAAATGACCACCATTCGCCTTTTTGGTTTTTCTCTTTAACAGCACCGATTGTGTAAATGTGTGAAAAGCTAGGTGGATTGAATAACTTGCCACCTTGGCCTTGAATTTCCAAGCCTTGGATACGGCTCACCCAACGTTTTGAGCGTTTAATCTGCGTGCTACTCAAACTTATTAAAGCTGGATGCCAAGCACCGGCTTCGGTTTCGTATAACACATAATGCATTCTAGTATCAGCAAGATGGTCATACAGCGGTCTTCCGTCTTTATCAAAAGCATTAACGCCGTCTGGAACATCCATGAGATAATAGCCGTTGATTAGTTTCATCCCTTCAACTGATCCAGTTTCGACGTCAACGGGGTTATATTCGCCCTTGAAACCGCCACCTTGAGAACGTGGCGTCCAACGAATAAACCGACGTTGATATGCGCAAGGGATGACTCTAACAACTTTTGAAACTTCGTTTGTTATTGTATTGAGAATCAGGCCAGGTTTTGCTTCATCGATAGTTTCACATTGTGGAGATAAACCTTGTAACATAACAAGGAATGGAATTGCATAAGACGATTTATCAGCCCCTTCTAAACCTGCACCAGCATCTTCTTCGAACATTGAAATAGCAGGCAGGTTTTCTTCTTTTTCAACCAATTCTTGGTTATTTTCTTTTGATTTTGTAGCCATGTTTTTAATCCTATAATTGAAAGTTTTAAATTTTACAGCAATTATTTGTTACTTCGACTTTTTAAGTTTTGCCTCCATTACAGGTTTTGCTCCAAATAAATCGAGCGGAATGTTTTTGCCCTTTGTAATTTGTTCTCTTAAAAAGGCTTTTAGTGTTTGCGGGTGTATATCTTCTGTTAATAATACACCGCTGTATTCGGCATTTAATTCTTGAAACAAATTAACTGCTTCTTCCTGGTCGCCTTTTCCGAATTGAATTGCAACCATTACTTTGATTAAACCGCCAAACCCGTTATCGTTAAGCCATTCACAAATTAGTGGCTTATCTTCTTTTCTTGGCTGGGCATAAACTTCTTGCTTGATTTCAATAATTTCGCCGCTATCCAATTGAATCGAAGTTACACCAATTTCAGTCATGATATTTGGTATCGTTTCTTCTTTAAGCACTCGCAGCTTTTCTTCTGCTTCTGCGACACGATCTTTGCAATCGTCGATATTTTGCTTATATTCACCCATCTTTCGGGCGAGCATTGCTAATTCATCAAGTGTTATTTGTTGTGTCATGGTTAGTCCTTATTTTGATAACTCGTTTAGGATTTCGCCATTTGCCGAATCGACATTGGCCTTTGTTTGTTCGTACTGATCCAACATGCATTTTCGATATTCATCGCGCTGATGCTGGTTGGTTATGGCTGAGCAATATTCGTTATATGTCTCAATATACAAATTGTTTATCGTAGCACAGCCTGCTATCGTTAATAGAGCAATTAAAATTGCGCCAAGTTTATTACTCTTATTCATGGCCTCTCCATTCTATAAAGTAGTTAGGACAATTATTTGATATACTTTCAAATAATACGATTCCAGCAAGTGTAGCTGTAAATGATAATAAAACAATTAAAATTAAATCAAATACAGCTTTTAGGAATTTCATAGGATAATAGTTGACTGGGTGTATCTTTTGATATTTTTGTCCCAGCGCAAAACCCTAAAATCACCACGTTTGCCTAGAATTGCGCAGGCAGCGGCTAATAATACCGGATCACCTAATGGCAAAAGCGAATCACCATTATCAAAGTTATAATCATTCAGCTTTTCTTCCAGTTGTTTAACTAGAATATTTGTTGCGAAGAAGTTTGCCCTTGGTGGAAACATAATTTCAATTTCACCAAATTCAGACGCTGGGCCAATATTAATAGCAGGAATTAAAGTTTGCCCATCAAGGCGATGCGGTATTTGAGTAACAAATACTTTTTTGCTCATTTTATTCTCCAATTTGAGTTTTAATTTATAGCCCGATTTATTTTTTAGACTATATTATAGTCTATAAATTTATAGACTAAAAATATTTTTATTTACTTTCGGCCTATAATATCCGATAATTTAGCCCCGGTAAACTTAAAATTTAAAATTATTTCTTTGGCGATATAAATGATAAGCGAAGAAGATTTACAAAAATTAACGGATTCTATTATTCACCTTTCAGCATGTTTCAATTATCACCCTTATTATGTAGCGGGTGAATTGCTAAAATCGTTAATTCAGAATCCTACTGAAAGGATTGAGTATTATAATGTTGTAAAAGTTGAATTGGTTAAACGTGAACGTGAAATACCTTGGGACTTATAAAATGTTATCACAAGAAGAAGCTGAGCAAATGCGCGAAGATTTAATCAATATACTTCAACAATTAACCGGTGTTGGTGAAGACTTTAAAGAAGAAGAAATGGAAATCTTATTACTTCTTGCAAAAGGAATGTTTTGGAGTGAGCAGTTCGATTTATCAATAAGGGGAATTGCTGCTGCAATTAGGATTGAATTTGATAGTTTATATTCTGAATATGATGCGTTGGAGGGTGAATAATATGGCTACAAAAGGTCAAAATAAGGCTTTTGATAGAAGACGTTTGAGAAAATCTGAAAAAAGAAGTGACTCGATGAGAGATACAATGCTTGGCAACGCTTGCCGCCGGAATTATCGTGGAGGAAGAATAAAATGAAACTAAGGGCTTGTAAACATTTAGACTACGATGAAACCAAATATACATCTTGTCAATTAATCGATAATCCAATCATTGGAGTAAAGTTTTGGAGAAGAAAAAAAGAAGCTGAAAACAATACCGAAAACCCGATAAATATTCAATTTTGTAAATTACATGGTCGCATTAATTTGGTTATCGATTGCTATGAGCCTGGATTTATGGATTGTTATGAACCAATCGAAGAAGGAGAAGAAAAATGATTATAGTTGGTGCTGGCCTAGCAGGACTATTAGCGGGGTGCCACTTTCAAAATGCGGCGATTATCGAAGCAGGGCCAAAAAGACAAAGTCACAAAGCACTATTAAGATTCAGAAGCAGCTCAGTTGGTGATTCAGTCGGCGTTGAATTTAAAAGTGTTAAGGTTTATAAGGGGATTTATGTTGATGGCAAATTCGAATCCCCGAATATAAAACTAGCGAACCAATACTCAAAAAAAGTAATTGGCAGTACAACAAATAGATCGATTTGGGACATTAATACTGTTGAGCGCTATATTGCTCCAGAAGATTTCATTGATATTCTAATTGACAAATGTAGAAATCGAATATCTTGGAATGAACCGCTAAATCGAAATCTGCTATTAAGCCAACGCATTTCTAATTCATCACCAATTATAAGCACGATGCCGCTTCCCATTTTAATTGGCATGTTAAAAGAGTTTGATGAATTCACAAATTACAAATTTCCAGAATTCAAATACTCAGACATCAACGTCGTTAGATGGAGAATAAATAATTGCGACGTAAATCAAACAATATATTTTCCTGACCCAGATTTGGCTTTATATCGAGCAAGCATAACTGGAAGCCTATTAATTGCCGAGTTTAAAGGCAAGATGCCTATCGACAATGATAAAGGCTTAATCTGCGAAGCATTTGGAATCTGCGGTGAAAACTTAGAAAAGATCGAATATGGCTCTCAGCAGTTCGGTAAAATTCTTGAAATAGACGATAACTGGCGAAAGGCATTTATACATCGGTTAACGAATGATTACAGCATTTTTAGCCTTGGCAGGTTTGGCACTTGGAGGAATATACTGTTGGACGATGTGATCCACGATATAAGTGTTTTAAAGCGGCTTATTGGTGCAAGCAAGTATGATATAAGAATGAATAGCATATGAGCAAAAATAGAAGAAAGTTTCAAAAGTTAGTGTTACAAAATAATATTGCTTTGGAGGAATTTTTGTGGAAACATAAAGATAAAGGCTGCACGGCAAAAAAGGGCACTCCAGCTGTGTCTAATATTGATCTAATATTTGACGTTGATTTTCCTATTAATATTGAATATCAATCAAATGAAACTGGTGAAGTATTTAAACTTGATTGGAAAGTAGTTTATAAATGAATCTGAAATAAAGCACAAATCTTGATGGAGAAAACGATGAATAAAAATAATCCAAAAAATAGTATCGAGTGGCAACGCCATATGGCTTATCATTGTGAAGAAAATTCACATGCTTTAAATGATTGGGAGTGTGATTTTATTGAATCTATTAAAAATCGATTATTCAACGATAAGCCATTAACTGACAATCAGTTAGAAATTCTTGAACGCATATACAATGAGAAAGTAATATGAGCCCAAAGTTTCCGATAATTCAATTTGACTCTATAGTCACATTAACCGATTATACATCAGAGCCGTTAGTCAAAATGGGTTTAAACGCTGCCATTTGTTACGACGGGAAAACAGACGAAGAAAGCAATAAAAAACGGTCCAAGAGCTGTAAGGATAAAAGCCACTTAATGGTTGCTCGGTTCGCCTATGCTACTTTCAATATTAAGCAGATATCGAGAGTTTGTACACACCAATTAGTTAGGATAGCGCACGCGGGTATCCTCCAAGAATCTCAACGATATGTTAAGCATTCAAGGGTTGAATTCGTCAATCCGGGCCAACTTTATAATATGTCTGAAGCATTTATTAAAAGGTGGAATGACCATTTACTGGCTGGAGAATTAATATATGAAGATGGTATTGGATTAGGAATGAAGAAAGAAGATGCTAGATACATATTATCACAAGCATGTACGTCCCAAGTTAATCTTTGCTTAAACTTTCATGGCTGGTCTGATTTTTTACATAATCGTCTTTCAAAAGCTGCGCAAAGCGAAATTAGAGCTGTTGCTGTGAAAATAAAAGATCAGCTAAACTCAATTTCAAATAATTATTTCGGAGAATAAAATGTCTAAATGGGGCTTTGATGTGATGAATCCTAATAAAACAATAATTTGCGGCAAAGGCAATGGCAAAGGTTGCGGAAAGGAATTTGTCACTAATTCAAGGACAAGAATATACTGCGACGTTTGCGCTGCAAAAAACAAATTAGAAACTAGAAATAGAAGCAATAAGAAACAAACGGCACTAAAAAAGAAAAAGCGAGAAAATGCTAAAGCAAATTCTTAAATAACTCAATAACTAAATAACTCAAATTGGAGATTAAAATGATATTTTTTAAAGTTGGCAAACAACTTGAAGTTGATAAAACTAAATTTGTAAATGTCATTATTAAGTTGTATCATATTCCAGCTGATGTGATTGCAGATGTTTTTATCAAAACAAAAAACTTTGAAGAAAGAAATGATGCAATTATAAATATTGGCTTCGTCGTATATATGAATAAAATATTCGATATCAATCTAATAGGGATGAACAATGATGAACTTGAATATCACACTAACAAGAATATTCATGAATACATTCTAACGACTATGAAATGTATTCAATATCTAGGATATAGTCTCAGCTACTTAGGTGCAGGCGGAAGTTGGGATAATTATTTCAGGATAAATAAGCCAAAAGGTAACGTCAAAGAAAGGTGCCGAAAAATAATTCCATTAAACATCACAGAAAATCAGATGTTGGCGTGGAAGATTGCTGATGTATTTTTAATGCCTGAAGAAATAAGGTCAAAAATAATTCGTGAATCGAAGGATAAAAAGGATCAAGTTTCAAGAATAATTGACATTTCATTTAAGTTTTGGCTATGCTCAAAGTTAAAAAGAGTGCCAAAAGATATTAAAGAGTTTGAAGAGCTTCTTTTTATCCACGCTGAAGCCTTCTTTGACTACGCATTATTGTCAGTTGAAAAAACCGGCTTCAATATGGATAAAATATATTGCAATGGACTTCACAATAGAAGCACGGCTGTTGCCATTATAAAAAGCAGACTGGAAGATTTAAAACTTAAAAGTGGAGATACAAATGAATAATATTCACTATGGTCGCAAACGTAAAAACATAATTGTCGCATTGAATCGCAAAATCGACGATTTTTTAAAAAGCATCGGCGATAAAGAAATCGGCCAAATATTAAGTGATAATATAATTGTCACAGGCGGCTCAATTGCCTCGATGTTTATGGGAGAAAGGATTAATGATTATGATATTTATTTCAGAACAAAATACGCTGCTCTTATAGCGGCAAACTATTTTGTAAATAAATTCGCAGAATTGAATCCAGAAACATTTAACGTACCATTTGTCATCGAAGAAGAAGACAGAGTCAAGATAAGAATCCAAAGCAGCGGTATTGCTAGCGAATCCGGCATTGTTAGCGAAATGTTTGCAGAAGATAAAGAAGAATTTGAAGTTGACGATGATTCAGAATCTTTGACTAAGCCGGAAACAAAAAGGCCAAAATATAGACCAGTTTTTATTTCGGCCAACGCCATAACCCTATCTGATGGAATACAAATCATCATTCGATTCTTTGGAAACTACGAAGAAATCCATAAATCATTCGACTTCGAGCATGCCAAGGGTTGCTTCGACTATTCCAATCAAAAGCTAATCGTTTCAAATAACACGCTGGAGTGCTACCTAAGCAGAACACTTGTGTATGGCGGGTCACTTTATCCGATTGCTTCGATATTCAGAGCAAAGAAGTTTATTCAACGTGGCTGGAGAATTAGTGCCGGTGAACTGTTAAAAATAATGTGGCAGATTTCAGAGTTAGATTTGACTGACTTCGACGTTTTGGAAGAGCAATTGACTGGCGTTGATATGGCCTATATGTGGCAACTTATCGCTGCCCTTAAATCGGTCGATAAGGACAAGATAAATTCGACGTATGTCGCAGCAATTATCGATAGGATTTTCCAATGACGATTGCGCAGGTTGCTTTTTAACGAATTAGCCATGTATTCGTATGGCTTGGGCCGTGCATTGTGGAAATCCAAAATTTGCTATTAAAATCATAGACTTACAAGTGATAAAATTTCTGTAAAAATTTTTGTTTACTTTTGTGAAAAGGTGGAGTACAATGTACACACGCTTAGGAAATCAGGAAGATTTAATAAAGCAGTAAAGCTGAAATAAAAAGCTTTACTTTTGTGAAAAAGTGGAGTACAATGAACCCACCCTTTGGGGATAGCCTGAAGGGATTAAAACTCAAAACTGGAGAAGACCATGAAAACTTTAATTGAAACCCGTACCCGTAAACAATCTGCTGAAAAATTAGCAAAACAATATAACAAAGAACACGTAGAAGACGGTGGAAACATTGAATCTTATTATGCTGTTGAAAAAACCGAAGACGGTGTTTTTGGAGTTTTTAAAGTCGAAAACTCTGGTTTGATCGAAAGCCAACAAAATGAACCATTAAACCCAAATTTGGAGAATGATATGCCAGAAGCATTTAAAGTAACGACCGAAGAAGAAGTTGTAATTGAAGCAACGGAAGAAGGCCAAGAGCCGACCACTGAAACCAAAACTGTTGAAACGATGTTTTTGGATGAAGACGATGCTAACGACTTTGCCGGTGAAAATGGCAGTGTTGAAAAGGTCGAAATCACCCAGGAAGAGCTTGAAGAATTAGCACGCCAATCCGTCGAAGCCGAAAAACAAAAAGAATTAGCGCGTGCGCAACATAACGCCAATATCGCAGAAGGCGTTAAAAAATCATGGGAAGACAAAGAAGTGCGAGCTGCAAGAACAAGCCGAATCGGTATTAAAGTTGCGCCTTGCAAAATCGTTACAGAAAACGAAAAAACAACTGCTGTTCCGGTCGAAGGTGAAGGCTTTGAATTTACTGAATTTGCTTCTGTTAAAAAAGCATTCGATAAATTTGGCTTAAACGTTTCAAAATTCGTAGCATTCCGGGCACAATTGCGCTGCGCAGGTTCACTGGTATACCAAGAAGGCGAAAAAGCATATCTGTTCGAAGTAACATCAATTACATCTGCAGAAGATCGTGAAAAGGTCGCAGCTGCTAAAAAGGAAACTAAGAAAGCAGAGCCGAAAGAACAAGCAGAAAGCGGCAAAGCAGAAAGCAAAAAAGCCGGTAAAAAACGTGGTGGTAAAAAGTCTGCCGATAAAAAGGAAGAAAAGCCAGAAGCAGTTGACGGCGAATCAACTGACGAAACCGAAATTGCAGAAGCAGTTGACGGCGAATCAACTGACGAAACCGAAATTGCAGAAGCAGTTGACGGCGAATCAACTGACGAAACCGAAATTGCAGAAGCCGCAGGTGAAGAAGTTTCTGGCGAATAAATCCGGTAATAATTGGTCTATAAATTTATAGACCAAATCAGAAAGCCCCGGTATAATATCGGGGCTTTCATTAAAACTTAAAACTTAAAACAATCTGGAGAAATATCATGGCACACGAATTAGACATGAGTAATGGCCGGGCTAACGTTGTTATATTTAACGCAAACGGTCAAAATGATGCTTGGCATAAAATGGGCCAAGTATTAACTGATGGCGGGAATATAGACCAATGGCGAGTCGAAGCCGGCTTGGATTGGACTGCTAAAAAAGTCCCTGTCAAATTCAACGTTAATTGCGCAGTTCATTCGATGGATGATAAATGTGTTATTTACAGAGAAGATACTAATGCTGCTTTGGGAATTGTTTCTCCAAAGTATAAAATCGTTCAGCCTGGTGAAATTCTCGAATTTTTCCGTGAATTAGTTGAATTAGGTAATTTCAAAATGGAAACTGCCGGAAGTCTTTTTGGCGGTACAAAAATATGGGCCCAAGCAAAAACCGGTGATAATTTCAAATTAAAAGGCGTTGATGAAATTAAGCCTTATTTATTGCTTGGCACTTCGATGGACGGAAGCCTAGCGACCGTTGGCCACTTTACAACTACAAGAGTTGTCTGTAATAATACGCTTAGGATGGCAATAGGCGATTCAGGGCAAAAAGCTCAAGTAAGAATAACCCATTTATCAGACTTTAATGCAGACCAAGTAAAAGCGCAACTAGGGCTGGCAGACGACTCATTTCAAAATTTTATCGAGAAAGCGACTATTTTGGCAAACTACAAAATATCGCGCAATGATGCTATAGATTTTATGGCTGAACAATTGAAACTCGAAAAAGACGGTGATGATGAAGAAAATGGGGCATTATCTTCTTCAAAAGAACTAAAGCAAATTATCGAATTATTCCAAGGCCGTGCAAAAGGGGCGAATCTTGAAACGTCAAAAGGCACCGCGTGGGGACTTGTAAATGCTGTAACGCAATTTTATGATCACGAAGTCGGAAGACGTGGCGATGGAAGCAGGGCATTTGATCGCGGCCAATTCGGAGATAGAGCAGGGTTCAAAGTAACAATTGCAAATCGGCTTCTTGAAGCAGCGTAAATGGAAGGGGCTTTATGCCCCTTTTGTTTTTTGGTAAATGTGTATATTATGAAAATAACAGAAAATAAAATTATTGAATTGTGTATCGAATATCCAACTTTGGAGTCTGAAAAGGTTCATGAATATCTTAAAGATAGATTTGGTGATGGCAATTATAAAATAATTGAAACTGGGCCAAAAAGAATTTCTGCTAATAAGGCAGATTGCTCTAAAAGAGTTACAATTATTCACGCAATTATTGATTAGGCATTATTATGAATAGACAAACTGATATAAGACCAGAAAGCGAAGAAGAACTTAAACGGCATTTGGAAAATGGTGAACCGCTATGGACTGAATGCTTACGTTGTAAAAAAACTTTTTCAAGTGAAAATACACATACTAATCTAGGTTGGATGGAAACTCAAATCAGCGGCTTTTGCGAAGATTGTTTTGACGAAGTAATGCCATAATTCCAACTCAATAGAAATAAGGTAACAAAATGAATAAAATATATCCAATCAAAGTCGAATTATTAACCTGCACCCCTGATGCGCTTAATCTTTTGCTTAAAACAAAAAATACTCGATTAACAACCGACGATAATCCAGAATTATGGGACGACGAAAAGCGCATTGAGCATTTAGAGTATATGCGTGATACAATTAAATCATCTTGGGAATTTGTCGATTATACATTCCAGATTGACATTGTCACAAGAGCTTTTACACACCAATTAGTTCGAACCAGAACAGGCTCATATGCCCAACAAGCAATGCGAGTTGTTGATGCTCGTGAATTTGGAACTACTTGCCCGCCTTCGGTCGAAGCGAATGAAGCTGCAAAAGCGGTGTGGGAAGACGCTATAACAGAATTGTTTTCGAAATATGGCCAAATCGTCGATCTAGGTGTGCCCATACAAGACGCCAGGGGTATCCTACCGACCAACGTGCAGACGCGCATTATGGCCAAATTTAACCTGCGTACTTTACATGAAATGGCCAAACTTAGACTTTGTACCCGTACTCAAGGTGAATATCAAGATGTTTTCCGGTCGATGCGTGAACTGGTAATCGAAGTTCACCCTTGGGCAAAAGAGTTTCTTGAAGTATATTGTGTTGCCAACGGTACATGCGCTTTCCCTCGATACGGTGTCAAAGAATGTCCTGTTTATTTCCCAGAATTGGATAATACAGACGTCAAAGAAAAAGCAAAAGAACTATTTTGGTCGATACGGTATGAAGCTGCGCCAGTTGCTAAAAACGGAATGGCAATGTAATTAAACTAAAATTGGAAGATTCTTGGATAATTTCTCGAATCTTCTTTAATTTGAATCATGAATATTGAGGGATAAATTATGTTAATTGGACAATTCACAATTTCACTTGATGGCGATAATTTTTCTTGTCAATTTGACGTAGAAGAAGATGCGATTGAGCATGGCAAACTAATGATGGATGCTGCAGGCACAAATTCTTTTTTCGTAGGCAAAACAATTCACCCAATTAAAAAGATTGGTGAATTAAAGGCAAATTTGAATATAGTTTCAATGGTCGTTATCGATAAATTGGACGAAATCATTTCAATTGATTTTGAAATTGATAAAACTCAAATTATTAATATGACGGCAGAACAAAAACTTGATTTGGCAAATTTGATATTCCGTTATATCGAAGACAATGTTTCAGTTTCTTGGGTTACCGTCGATGAAATATCAAAATATAAAATTGACGAAGAAGGAAAGCCTGTAAAATTGGAGGTTGGAAATGTTTAGAATTATCGACCTTGATAACACAATCTCAGATGATAGCTGGCGAATTCCTAGAATAAATTGGAAAAAGGAAAATATGATGGAGCGTTATCACAATTACCACACTTCGTGCTTATTCGACGAATTCAAAAACAAACATGTAATTGAAACTGAATCAAAATTAATCGTTTTTACAGCGCGGCCTGTTTTGTACCGGGAACAAACCGCAATGTGGTTGAATAGAAATAAAATAAATTGGCGAAACATATATATGCGCCCCAATAACGATCACACTCATTCAATTGACTTAAAAGAAGGGATGCTGTTACAAATGTTTAGTGATTTTAATATTGGGCCAGATAGCATCGAGCAGGCCTTTGATGACAGGCAAGACGTTATTGAAATGTTTGTTGGATATGGAATTCCAGCAACTTTGACTAAAATACACGATGTTTGCGCTTATACAAAGCCGGTAGCAATATGAAAGAAGAAACTGCTGCAGACATTCTCGAAGAAATGAAGCAGATGTATATTAGCAAATCTGCCGAATATGGAGCAAACTTTACAAAGCCGCGTGATATTATCAGGATACTATTCCCAGACGGGGTGCCATCAGAATTAGTCGATTTGACCCAGTGGCATATATTTGAAATGATTATCACAAAGATTGTAAGATTTGCAGATAACAATCTTAATCACATTGATTCGATTCATGATATTGGCGTTTATAGCGCAATAACCGAAGAGATAATCAAGAATCCAAAAAAGCATAGGTAATAACATGTCAAATATTTTAATTACAGGATCATCAAATGGACTTGGCAAATTACTAGCTGAAGCATTGGATAAACAGGGGCATAATATATTGTGTTATGATCTTGAAAACTCGATGGACGTTAGAAAGCCGCATGATTCATTAATAGTGTCATGCGCTAAATTTGGCGGCGTCGATATATTAATAAACAATGCCGGTGTAAATTCACTTGACTGGTTTATCAATTTCGAAGAATCAGAATGGGATAGGGTATTTGATACCAATGTAAAAGGAATTTTCAAAATGACACAGGCAACTCTTCCGTTATTAATTGGGTCAAAAGGAACAATTCTAAATATAAGTAGTGATGCTGCTTGGCGGCCAATGCGTTGTTCCACTGCTTATTGCTCCAGCAAGGCTGCGGTTGAAATGATGACAAAACAGCTTGCTAGGGAATTAACAAAAGAGCATGGCATAACAGTATTCGGTATTTCACCAAATAAACTTGCCGGGACAAATATGTCAAAATATGTTGACGATATAGTTCCAGAAATTCGCGGCTGGTCTAAAGAATACGCAAAGGAATATCAGCTCAGCGCCTTAGTAACTGGAGAAGAAACTGACCCAAACCAATTAGTCGAATTCATCTGCTTTTTATTGCAAGATAAAGACCACCACAAATACTTGTCTGGCTGTATAATTCCATACGGGGCTTAATATGAAACCTAAACAATTAATTGATGATCAAAAAAGCGCCAGAAAGCTTGCAGCAACTCATTTCGAGAAAATGCAGCAAATTGAAAGAAATCGTAAAATATTCAACAGAACGATTTTAGCATCAATAATTATCACTGTCTTAACCGTTTCAACAACGTGTTATTTCGATAAAGATTTTTGCTCAATTCGATTTAGCGTAAAGATCGAAAACCCGACCGGAAAATAATTTAAAAACGGCTAAATCCCAAAAATTAACGTGTGCCCTGGCTTATCGTATCGGTTAAGCTATCCTACCCTACACCGTAACCGATAGCCTGGGCTTAAAATCGATTTTTAGCGATTAATATGAAAAAGCAATTAAAATTTTTGGTGTTTGATACGGAAACGACCGGATTAACACTGCCTAGCGTTTCAGACCTTTCTAAGCAGCCAAAAATAATAGAATTTGGAGCTTTAATAACAGATGGAAAGGAAATTCTGAAAACTTACAATCAATTAATAAATCCAGGAGAACAAATAACAGCAGAGATAATGAAAATAACAGGAATTACAAACGACGATTTAAAAGACAAACCGAGATTTGGAGAAGTTTACAGCGAAATAAAGGATTTGTTTGATGGTATCGACGTATTGCTAGCGCATAATGCTCCATTCGATACTAGCCTTTTGAAATTCGAATTAGCACGACTTGGTGCTGAAGACTTCATTTGGCCTGAAAGGATAATTTGTACTGTTGAAGAATATGTTCCTGAATTTGGATTTCGCCCTAATTTACGAAAATTGTATGAGCGTAAATTAGGGATTGAGTTGAAACAAACCCATAGGGCAATCGACGATGTATTGGCATTATGCGAGTGCTTATTTAAAGATAGTTATTTTGAATACTTAATTGGAGAATAAAGTGAAAGCAATTATTAAATTATCAACACAAGATGAAACAATTATCATTCCAAAATATGAAACAGAGTATAGCTCTGGAATCGATCTGCGATCAAATGAAGATTTGTTTCTATATCCTGGCGAATATAGGGCAATAAAAACCGGTCTTCGTATGGAAATCCCAGAAGGTATTGAAGGCCAAATAAGATCACGTTCCGGGCTGGCTGCGAAATTCGGCATACATGTTATGACTTCACCAGAAGGCTTAACCGATAAATGTAAACAAGATTGCGTTTTTGTTCTCAACCAGCCTGGAACTATTGATTCAGATTATCGTGGTGAAATTATGGTAATTCTGAAAAATTCTGGTTATAACTCTTTTGAAATTAAAAAAGGCGATAGAATCGCGCAAATGGTATTTGCCAAATTTGAAAGAGTAAATTTGATGGTCGTTGACCAATATTTGCTAAGTGAAACTGGTCGTGGGGCAGGCGGCCTTGGAAGTACAGGAATGAATTAATTTCCAAATTGCCCCGTTATATATCGACGGGGCAAACAATCTAATATAGGCAGCAATATGACATGGCTAGGAAAAGACGATTACAAACGTGCTAGGGCTATAGCAGATAGAAAAAATACAGAGCATGTAAAAAAATATGGCATCGGAGATTACAACGCTATATATCAAGAAGTTGCGGCAAAAATTAAATATTCAAAGCCGATATATAGAAGAAAATAATTTTTGTAATTAATGAAACTATAATCACGGTATTTCAAATGTATCAATTAAGAATTAGAACAGAATACAGCTTTGGCAGAGTATATGGCCCAATAAATAAAATAATTGAACGACTTAAATCAATTAATTGCCTATCAGCAGGGATTGTAGACAATTCAACTTGGGGCCACGTTCCATTTTATAATGAATGCAAAAAGAGTGGAATTAAGCCTATATTGGGCGTTGAAATAATCGTAACAGACGACGATATTGCTACGAAAATGTGGTTTTTGGCTAGAAACCAAAAAGGATTAAAAGAGCTATACAACTATACAACTAAATCACACCAGACACCGTTTATAGACAAAAAGGGTTCAAACCCTAGATTATATAGGCACGACGTGTTGTGTATGTCTCAGGACATATTAAAATTCGCAGGCGACATTACAGATGGCGAGTTTCTCAAAGACTGCGGTGCCTATATAGATTTGAATCCTGGGAGTAATTTGCTTAATATTAAAAAGAAACGAATGGCGGAACAATATGGAATTGGCGATAAGCTGTTTTCAACTTCTGATAATTATTACCCTAAAGAAGACGACAAAGACATTTTCGAAATATTGGTACATGGAGGATTAAAGCCTTCAAAACAATATATTCTTGAAACATTAGAAGGCCAAGATATTTCAAAGCAAATTGACGACCTTTGTGAATCATACGAATTACCAAAAGCTCCAATGATACATATGGAAGGCGATTTGGAGAAGCTTTGCCGTGACGGGATTAAATTTAGGGAAATGGAAGTAATTTGGGATGAAGTATATGAAACAAGGTTAAAATATGAACTAGACCTTATTCACCAAAAGGATTTTGAAAGTTATTTTTTGGTTGTTGCTGATATGGTTAATTTTGCTAAGCAGCATATGCTTGTTGGCCCTAGCCGTGGCTCATCAGCTGGAAGTTTAGTATGTTATCTTGCAAGAATTACCGAGATTGATCCAATTCCTTCAAAATTATATTTTGAAAGGTTTATTGACGTTAGCAGGTCAGACTTACCTGATATTGATTTAGATTTTCCTGACAATAAAAGAATTCTAATTTTTGAATATATGGCTGAGAAATATGGAATAGATAATACAGCGCATATCGGTACAATATCAAAGCTAAAATCAAAGAGTGCCCTAATTCACGCTTGTAAAGCATTAAATATTCCGCCAAGTGCAACTGCTGCTGTAAAAGTAGCGATGATCGAAAGGTCTAGTGCTGATGCTCGTGCTAGTAATTGTTTACAAGATACTCTGGAAACTACTGGGCCTGGCAAGTTATTCGTGCAATCTTATCCGCAAGCAAAATTAGCGATGAATATCGAGGGGCACGCAAGACACACCGGGGTTCACGCAGCAGGTTTATTAGTATGTAATGATATTATTTCAAACTATTGTACAGTTGATAATAATGGTATCGCTCATATAGAGAAAAAAGCAGCAGAGCAATTAGGACTTCTTAAGATTGACGTTTTGGGCCTTCGAACGTTAGGCATATTGGAGGATTCAGGTGTCAATATTGACTGGTATAATTTAAAATTTGATGATCAAGAGACTCTTGATATATTCAATAATAATCGCCTTTCTTGCATATTCCAATTTGAAGGACAGGCAATGCAATCTGTGGCAGAATTTGTAAAGTTTAAAAGCTTGACGCAAATTGACGCTGTAACGGCATTAGCAAGACCTGGGCCATTTGGCGGTGGGGTAACTCAAAAATATCTCGAAAGAGAAGCTGGAAAAGAATATGAGCCTATTCACCCATTAGTACAAGAGTTTATGAAAGAAACTCATGGTTTGCCTATATACCAAGAACAAACTATTTCAATTGTTAAGCATATAGGGCTATTTAATTGGGAAGAAACAAATGCTGTTAGAAAGGGGATGAGTAAATCACTTGGCGAAGAGTTTTTTCATCAATACAAAGAAAAGTTTATACAAGGTGCAGTTTCACAGGGTATCGAACCGGGAAAAGCAGAAGAAATATGGCTATTGATTAGCACCATGGGTTCATGGCAAATGAATAAATCGCATACATATTCTTATGCTGTAATATCATATTGGACTGCGTATTTAAAGGCCCATTATTTGCTCGATTTTGCAGCTGCTAATCTTCGAAACGCAAAGGACGAAGAAAGTGCACTATTGCTTTTAAGAGAATTGGTGAAAGAAGGTGTTGAATATATTCCATTTGATATTAATTTATCAGAAATGAATTGGAGTGTAAAAGACGGGAAACTTGTTGGTGGCTTTATGGCTTTAAAAGGGATTGGTGAAAATAAAGCAAAGAAATTAATTGAAGCAAGGAATAATGGTGGATTAACTTCAAAACAAATAGAATCAGTCAACAACAGCCAGTGCGTATTCAACGATATATTTCCAATCAATACTCTTTATGGCGATATGTATGAAAATCCCGAAAAATACAATATATCAGGTGAAATTATTCATATTGAAGAGCTGAAAGAAGGGATGCCGCATTGTTGCGAAAGAGTATTCATTTGCGAATTGGTTCATAAAAACCCTAGAAATGCTAATGAGGAAAACGAAATCAAAAAGCGTGGTGGCAAGATCGAAACTGGTCAGCTTGAATATTTGGATGTAAGACTTCGCGATGATACCGGGATTATAGGTGGAAGAATTGGAAGAAGAGATTATTTCAGGCTTGATGCACCGGGAATGATCCAAAACGTTCCAATTGGTTCTTATCTTTTAATCAGGGCGCAATTCTTTAACGGTATTCGATATGCTTTTATCAAAAAATGGAAGCAATTAAAATTGGCCAATTAAATTGAAAAAGAAACGTTATAAACGCAGGCAAATAACGTGTAATTGTTCTGCTTATAATTTCCCGCATCGATTATCAGGTGGCAAATGCACATTATCAAAATTCGCAAATAGAACATTTGAAGAAAATTATGGATCAGGAATTTGCGGAAATTGTAATTGTTTTAATAATGGTATTTGCGAAGTTTCAGAAGGAATAGAAAGCCCGGATTATTGCGAAGCGATAATTGAAATTGAAAGTTTCCATGAAATAAAATTAACTAGAAAATAATGTCTTTCCTAGATTACAATCGAAAAAGAACAAAAAGACGAATAATGAACGGTGAACATGTTCGTTGGGTTGAACACAAAACAAAAAGAAACTATATTAGGCAGTGTGTATTATCTTTTCCATTTTGGATTAAAGACAAAGATTTAAAGCCATTCTTTGATGAGGCAAAAATGCTTACTGCTGAAACTGGAGTGAAACATTCTGTTGATCATATAATACCTATCAACCATGAATTAGTTAGCGGTCTATCTGTACCTGCAAATTTACAAGTTATTAAATCGAAATACAATTTTGCAAAAGGCAATAAATTTAATCCATATCAAACAGATATTTTCGAGGATACGTGGTGATTGATATTCAAACATTAGATAAAGAACAATTAATAAAACGATTACAATCTCAAGAATTACAAATCCAGCAATTAAGAATGGCAATCGTTTGCGTACAAGAACTAATTAACAACTCTGATGGCGTATTCAGCCTTGGAATAGAATTCAATGAAAACAAAGTCTAAAAAGCGTTTTGTCCCTGTCACCCCTGGCGGAAGTTATTGCCTTCATTTAGTGGCAAATTCGGAAGCTGAAGCATGGGAATTATTATTAAAAGATGCTTCACATATGCCATACAAAAATAAAGCTGAATTTCAGCAACGTGGCTATACAGTCGAAGAGTGGTTTGACGATGTCTGAAAAGAAAGATTATCAAAAATTTAGAAAAGGAATTTGGTCACCAAGGGATAGGATTGAAAGAGTTGAAAACATATTAGTTATAGGGATGCCTGATGTTAATTGTTGTATCAATGGCGTCGAATCATGGATTGAAATTAAATCTCCAACAGAACCAAAACGGCAAACAACAAAATTATTCGGGTCAAACCATAAATTAAGCCAAGAACAAATGAATTGGTTTAAAACACAAATTGACGCTGGCGGATACTGCTGGGTGCTAATTATAACGAACCATCGATGGATGATAATTCACGGTAAGCACGCCGATGATATTAATAATTTGACAATTTCACAATTGGTTGAAATATCTTCTTGGAATAAAATTGTGCCTGTTACAAAAGCAGATTTCAATGAATTAAGAAAAATAATTGGAGGCAATAATGGATGAGTTAAGTAAATTCAAAACTAGGCCATATAACCACCAGCTATATTATTTAAACAATTATAGCAATAGAAAATATTTTGCTTTACTTTCAGAAATGGGTACTGGCAAAAGTTGGATGGTCATAAATAATATAGCAGACCTTTGGAGCCAAAAAGAAGTTGACGCAGTTTTAATTTTCGCTCCAAACGGGGTTCATTCTAACTGGACTAGATTAGAAATTCCAAAGCATATGCCGGACTGGGTTAATCAAAAATCTGCCCCGTGGATTTCTTCGCCCAAGATGGATGAAAAGAAACGAATTGACGAATTATTTGACGTTGCTGATTCTGGTTGTCTTAGAATATTAGCAATGAATTGGGAAGCCTTACAGACAAAAAACGGATTCGAAGCGGCAAAGAAGTTTGCAACATTATCAATGCGGCTAATGATAATTTGTGACGAAAGCGACTCAATTAAAAACCCGTCTGCTATTCGTACAAAAAATTTGATGAAATTAAAGCCATATTCTAAATATAGGCGAATAATGACCGGAACACCAATCAATAATTCGCCATTCGATGCTTTTAGCCAATTCTCATTTCTTGACGAAAATATATTACAAACGACAAGTTTCTTTGCCTTTAAAGCTGAATATGCTGAAATGATGAATAGCGAATCCCGGCTTATTCAGAAAATAGCAAAAGAAAAAACAAAGATGCCGAAGCATGAATTGGATTCTCTTCGATTATCAATATTGGAATTGCATACTAGATTATTATCAAATGGAAGAGAGGAATTATATTCAATAAGTGAATATCTAAAAAGCAGCTTTGAAGAATTTGATTTTGAAAGCATCCCAAAATATACTGAGCTATTGATATCGAGATTTGATCCAAGGCCAAATCGTAAAAAGCAAGAGTGTATCGATTTAATTAACACAATAAACAGCATCGTTAAATTACACCTTCAAAAAATATCTAAGGCAGCAGCTAGCAGAAGGATGCCGCAAATAGTCGAAAAGGACAAGACGACCGGGAAGAAAAAATACAGAAACTTGGAAAAACTTTCTAAGTTAATTGCCCCGCATTCATACCGTGTACTCAAATCCGAGTGCTTAGATTTGCCTGACAAATTATACAAAACAATAACTTTCAAATTAACGAAAGAACAAAAAGAAGTATACAAAAAAGCAGCAGAGCAATATCGGCTTGAATTCGAGGGAAGCACGACGGTGTTTAATAAGCTAGTTGCAGTAACAAAATTATCACAAATAACGTCGGGCTATTATCTACACCCAGACGCTTCAGAGCCTGTAAAAATTGAAGGTGATAATCCAAAACTAGATTTATTAATTGAAAGAGTTGAAAGAATAGTCGAAGCCGGGGAAAAGGTCATCATTTGGGCGAGATATACCGTTGAAATTAAAGATATCGTAAAAGCAATCAAAGAGCGACTTAAATACAGTGTCGTCGAATATTATGGCGAAATTGGCAAGAAAGAAAGAGAATTTGCCATCGATTCTTTTGAAAACGGTAACGCAGATGTATTTGTTGGCAATCAAAAGGCAGGTGGAACCGGATTGACATTGGTCGCTGCTTCTTATGTAATATACTTTAGCAATGATTATAGCTTAAGGAATAGGCTACAAAGCGAAGACAGGGCACATAGAATTGGGCAAGTGAAAAATGTTACTTATATTAACATTGTTGGGGAAGATACTATTGATGAAGCAGTCGTCAAGGCTATAAACGACAAAAAGGATATAGCAGAAACAATAGTTGATAAAGGGCTTGAAATATTTAAAGCTGCTGAAAGGCTTTAAAGCCATATAACACATCTAGCTGCTTTCCGACTATATAACCAGTAGGGCTATACAGGCTAGTTTTTAGGAAAGCAGCTATCAGTATCTAATTTTTGTTATTTTACGTTTTTAATGGTCTTGGTCGATAGTTTTACCGGCTTTAAGGTCTGCGATAGTTAAGCCACCTGAAAATTGTAAATGCGCAAATTCTCTTTTTTTCGCAGGCCACCTTCCAGCCCATTGTAAACCTGCCCTTTCGCCAATCTCACCGCATATTCTAAAAGAATCAATATCACCCCAATCGATCTTACCATGTTTATTAATCGGGGCAAAATCAAATGCAAGTCTATAATTGTGTAAACTTTCGCCGCCACGCGCCCATGTGACAACACGGCCAGGCCTAGTGCGACCTTGCGCAAATAATTCGTTTTGTGATTCCGGGCTTCGATACGTGCTTGTAATTAAAATATCAAAGCCTTCTTCTTCACACACCTTAATAAATTTGCGACACAACAATTCTACCTTTGGGTGTAAATCCTCAATTCTTCTACTATTCACATTCATTTTCCACACCTTTCGCTTCAGGCTTTAATTTAAGTGATGCTCCAACACCAGCAAATAAAGCTCCAACGCCAATTCCGAAGTTTTCAATGTCAAAGTGCTTTTCGAAAATAGTCGCATATATAGAAAGGCCAAGGCCAACGACAATTGAAACAAAACATAAATATCGGAAAAGATCATGAGTTTTATTATCTGTTTCTGTAAATAGATGCGTTATTATTTTTTGCATATTTCACCTTTTTGTAATAGTCATTTAAAGCAATTCCAATGGCAATTGGAGACCAAAGAAAATGATTTGCTGGAGTTTCAATTGTTATCTTCGGATATTGATATGGAAAATTATCTTCAATTCCGTCGTCGTCGCACCCCGAAATGATCACAGGCTTGCGCGGCCATACAAAATCTTTTAATGAACAACCTCCACTAATTGAAAGATAAACAAAATCACCACTTTCTGGCATTGTTTCTAAAAGATCTGCGTTAAATGATATACACATTTCCCTTATTATCTCCCAATGTAGCCAACGGTTATTTTCATTTGTTAATTTTCTCGCAACGACTTTAATATTCTTTTGCATATCTAATCTTTGAAATTCCTGAATAACCTGGGAAATCACTACCAATTAAATCAGCATGGTAATTACCGCTGCTAGATATCGTATGTGAATAGCCGTGATAAATATCTGGTACATTTGCCACTTCTGTGTCAATTCCTGATATTTTTCTTTGTATTGATAAATATCGTCTGTAATATCCACAGACTTGAGTCCAAGGTTGGGCAACTACTTTATAAACAATAAATGACGGTGGAAATGTTTCATCAACTGCCGGAAGCTGTATTTGAGTTACGGATTTTGTAATATTCAATGGATAATCTAGTCCCAATATATCACATTCTGTTTTCTGTAAAGTAAGTTGACCACCCAAGTTAATTGTAATTACTCTTCCAATCCAATCATCTGGAAATTCTTCTAACGGTGCGCTATAAACATATGATTGAAGTATCGGGCCTTCGACTATTTGCCAAGAGAAATATAATGGTGCTGCCCCTCTGTTTACAGGCTTTTTTCTATATCCAACAATTGAACCTGATACTGTATAATCTTTTACAACTTTTTCGCCTGTAAATGGCACACCATTAATTGTGCCAAACCTTATTGGCTGCAATGAATTCTTAGGGTCAATAGAGCTAATTAAGCATATCACTTCTGCGCCATTATCTATTCCAGCAGTATTTGGAAGATTATTATGAAATGGTATTTTAAAGCTTCCAAAAAGAGTGTCTTTCCCAAACCTAGATTTCTTACCATCAAAAAATGTATAGAATTCTGAAGGATTAGTAGGATTATTAAGGCAAGACGGTTCAGCGGCATTAGTATGTAATATCCCATCTAATAGAATAGGGTGCCACATAGCAAATCCAGGCTCTAATGCTGAATTGAAATATCTAAAACCGTGGCCTTGTTCATATTTAGTCATCAAATTAAATATTCCATTTTCATTAATGTCTATTGAAAAAGCAGGCAAAAAATATTCCCGATCACAATTATAATGAAGAACATAAAGTGGAAGTAACTGATTAACAGTATATTGACTATATAAATCGAGTGATTGGCATTCGACTAACGGCTTAGCTTCATTTCCAACTCTTATTAGATTGACCATCCTTATAACGAGTGCTGCCTTTTTAGCGGCTACAGAGTTATATTTTGTATATGAATCTTGAAATTCATTCCTGGCTTTAAATCCGCTTTCAGTAACTTCTTTTACAATTTTTCTTTTTTCTTCTATTAATTGTAAATTTTGCGTTTGAATAGCGCTTGCTAAATCATCTATAGCGGAATTGAGTAAAATATAATAACTTTCAACAATTGACCTTTTAGATTCTCTTTCAGTATATGCTTCAATTAATTCATCATTTAATCTTCTTGAATTTATTTCATTTTGTAGTTTTGTAATTACATCAGTTCTTACTTTATCATCATATTGTACTTCCACGACGTATTTACCATCGCCCCTAACAGAAACTATTTTACCGGATGATAATTCTGCTATCATGAGATTTCCATAAATCTATTTGTGCTTGAAATAAATATTACAACATTATAAATTTCTAATGTTACACCGTCTACTTTCACATGGCTATATGGCTGTAATTCAAAAATCGGTTCAAGCCTTATTCTAACACCTGAAGAGTCTGTGTGTACGTAAAACTGTTTCAAAATAATAACCGAAGACGTATTTTGAAACATTGAATAATTATTAATTTCAACTAAATAATAATCTTCACCTTCAGAGTATGAAGTTAATATTCCGCTACATATTATCGATTCACTTGCTTGATAAGTTTTGTATATATTAACTGTTCCATTCAAATAATCGCTAATTACAATACTTTCTTTTCCTATTTTAAGTCTTATGCTTTCTACAATTCCAGCTCCAAATGGGTCAATATATCTTCTTATTGTAAAATTTATTATTTTTGGGCTGCCCTTAATTATTCCATTATCAAATTCAGCTGTAAAATATAACAGTCTATAATCAATCTGTTTGGCATAAAGGCTTGAATTAAATTGGATGCCATTATACCCTACCATGTGAATTGTTTTCAAATTACTAGAAAACAAAAAACCTGATAATGTTAAAGCTGCAGAAAATGAAGGTTGATATTCTGTTATCGAAAAAGAAGAAGCAAATGAAAATCCTGATAGCGTTAAAGAAGATGAAAATGATAGCCCTGAAACGCCAAATTGATAATTATTTAAAAGATGGCCTGATTCATAACTTCCATCTGTAGTTACAACATGGGTGAAATTAAACAATGCATCTATTTCAGATGATGAAGCATTTCTAAATAATATGTTTATATTATCTATGTAATTTGAGCCAACTGCTGAATACAGTGTAAGGGTTTCGTTTGTATATTCATAATTGGACCAAGATGCGCCGTCGTGCCTTGCGTATATAAAATAAACAACTCTTGGGTTTACATTATAAACTCTTATAAGTCCGACATGAAGAAGATTATTAGCACTATCAAAATAAACCCCTCCATTATTAAAATCACCTTGACCTGGCAAAGTAGGCATTTGCCTGAATGTTGTTACAGATATATTTCCAGAGCTGAATGTTATTTTGTGTATAGGTGTATTAGTTGTTGTTATTCCTATCGCGTATCTTACATTCGATACCTGGTTCCCGCTCATTCCTTTTAACGTTAAATATGGGCCTGAATGGGTATAAGTTGTATGCGTTCCAGATATTAAATTTATTCTGTAAAAATAATATGATCCATTCCCTAAAATAACGACGTGGACATTATTATTTAGAGAATCATAAGTCCAAAAAATAAAGTTTTCTGAAAATGACGCATTAGAAAAATTCGTTAAAGCACTCCAAGCCCCACCCGCTGATCTTGAATATGCTATTCTCTTATACGTTTGGCCCATCGTAGTATATGAGCCGAATGTAACAGCCATTAAATTAGTTCCATCACTAAATATGGCACATTTATAATCGATACTTGCTGGGGTCGCGGTATTTTCTAATAATGTTGCAGTCGCAGTATCAAATCTTCCTAGAAAGCCACCTGAAATATGTTGTAATGTATAATATATTATTCCAGAAACAATTGCGATATTGGCATTTCTAGGCTTCGAAGTGGTTGATATTGAACTTCCGTATTGCGACCATGAAATCCCATCTGCAGACCTCATAACCCTGGTTGTATTTATATCACCAGCAGTATCAGCTTGGGAAAGCCCGTAATAATAGCCTGAATAATATTCAACGTTTGATATTATTCCATATGTTATTAAAGTTGATGCCATTAGCTTTCTGGTACTGTAAATGTCAATGAAGTTATACTTATAACATCATCTATAGCGACAGTTAATGTTGCGCCATCGACTATGAAATCGCCACCACCACCTGATAGGCTAAATGATCCATCTGCTATAACATTGGCACCTTGCTTTAGTCTTCCCCAGCCTAAATCGCCTGCTGCTATAGCGGAAGCCGAAACTGGTAAGTTAAGAGAAACTGTTCCTGTGGTTGGGCTTCCAAATGCAGGATTTGATAATGTTATTTGCGCTAATAGCGTTCCGGTTTCTGCCGCTTGTGGATCAGAAGGCTGTGTTCCGGTTCTACACTCTAATACTGCAGAATTACAATCTGTTCCAAACTTACTTGCTAAATTGTTTCTTTCATATGTTGATAACTTAAACACTTTTCAAGACCTCAATCTCTAATTTAGACGAATTTCCAATGGATATATTTAAACTTGTCCTTTTAATTTCTCCTGATATCCCGCCAATTTGTATCTGAGAATTAATTTCTGTCTTTATAAATTCCAAAGGATTTATGTTAAATTTATAAAGCTCATCAGTTCCAGGCACTCTACTTTTTGACGCAATTTTATCAATTACAACAGTACCGGATGGCTCTGGAAAACTGATTCTAGTTTGCGATATGAACGAATAGCTAATTGATTTTGGCCCTTGATCAAAATTAAATTCTGTAACATTAAGATCAAGACTTAATACTAAAATTGAACTAATTTCAGTAACATAATTTATTTTGATTATTATTCTGGCAGATGATATATTTGCCAATATATCGCCTATTGTTTCGTCATTTGACGGGCCTTTTATGCTAGTGTAACTGGAGAATTCCGTTTTTGTTATATGAATTGATTCTAATTTAATTGGTATGATTGTTCCAGTATCAGTTTTTATTTCAGCTTCGATTATAAACCCTTTAAATGACTTATCAGCTGGCAAGCTCTTATCAATCTGATTAGTTTTATATGGCAAATTATTCAATTGAATCGATTGCATATTAAATACCGACAGAGAATTTTAATATACCAATATCAGATGGAGTTGATATATCTGTTATAGGCGTTACAGTTCTTTTTATATAAAACCCACATGATTCCCCGACATTTATTAAAAATGATAATCCATCTGATTCTAATGTTGGATTAATAAATGTAACATTTTGTGGTGCAGTCTCGTCATTTGTTAATAACTCATCTGTTACACCTGATATTAATTGAGCAGCACCAATTTCTAAATAATCAAGACCTGTAAATTGTTTTCCAATAAATAATGTAACTAGAATTTGCGATGAATACGTGTTTTTTATATACAAATGTCTATATTTTACTATTCCACCCAAAGACTCTTGTTCTGTTACATTATTGAATAAATTTTGTGATATATTGGTTACTGTGTCTATCGTTTTTTGTTGCTGCGAAGCCGGCAAACTTGCGAACGTACAATATACAGTTATCATTTGATCACCTTCAAAATTACCAACAACATAATAACCATCGCCTGTAAAATATGCTGTTTGTTCTGTTGTTGGATCAGCTCCACCAAACTTTTTAAATTTTAATGTTTTTGCTGTATTGTTATAGTCCAATATTCCAGCAGTTTCAACTCCTGATCCGTCGACAATTGAAATGCCAGTAAAATCTCCACCTAATAATGTTATAGTTTGCCCTGTTAATTTGGTAGAAGATATCGTGCCCCCTAAACTTAAATCAGGGTCAGCATTAGAAGCACCGCCTGATAACATTATATCGAAATATGAAATAGACATTATGCTTCCCCATCTATTATAATGCTAAGCCTTAATGCGCCAGAAGAGTATGTTGCCGATGAAAACGTGATAAAAAATGCTCCATGCTGGCTGCTTAAAATACCTTTTGAATGATATTTTACAATCCTTAAAATATTATCAGCAATGCTTTCTTCAATATTATCAAATGTAAATGATAATTTACTATCAGATGGACTGTACCCATTATCTAAAACATAAGATAATCCGTCCAAAGTAGCAGTTGATGAGACTCTTCTTCTAATATCAGAATTGGTGCCTTCTTTTGAATTTGTCAAATTTATTTCACCATCTAAATCGAATAATATAGTTGTTATAAATAATGAATATTTTATCATGCTATTCTCCCGGAACCAAGAAGGAATGCCGACTTATCCCCGACTATTCTTGTTTGTATTCGTTTTAAAACTTCAAACAATAAAGCATCGAGGGCAGGCTCAACCCCATCAGTTTCAATTTTTATTATAGTATCTCTCAATAAAGATTCTGCATAAGCATAATTCAATTCTATAATTGATTTATTAAGTTCAGTTTGCGATTTGACTAATGATTCCTGCATATCGATTTGTCTATCAATTTGCGATTTGAAAAACTCTTTATCGACGGGCTTATCAGTTCCCAAATATGCCTGTATTAAATTATCGACTTCTTCCGCGCTTGAAGCAAATACATCTGTTATGCTTTGGAATGCTGATTTAACTTGTTCAGTTTGCGCTTCCAATTCGGCTGTCTTTAATTCAACCGTAAATTCCATTGCTTTAATTCTTTCATCTGAAGCCAATTCTAATAGCTTCTCTTGTATTTTTTGAGTATTTTCTATTGCTAATTTTTCTCTTTCAGTTAATTTATCTACATTATCAGATGCTTTTTTAAGAGAATCAGAAGAATCACCAACAGCTCCATATTTTCTCGCTAATTCTGCCGCAGCATCAATAACATAAAACATTCCATCGCGCTCTTCCAGTATTAAAGCAGTTCCTTTAGCAGTCTTACCATTCATGTATTCTTGGGCTTCTGCTTTACTTAAAAACGCCAATTCATTATCACTTATTGCCCCTGATAATAAATTTTCAGAATTAATTGCTGAATTTGTAGCGTGATGGACTTCATATATTCCATCTGCATAACTTATCCATGCAGTTTGACCGTTAGATAACAAAGTCTCTTGTGCTGATAATGCATCATTATATTTTTCGAAAGGATAAATTGCTTCATCAGCTGCCTTCCAAGTTTCATTTAGCCCTAATTTTACACCCTGAACACTTTCAGCTATTAAGTCGCCTTTTATTTTGCCTTCATTAAATGCAGCAGCCAGTTCTTCAATACTTCTTACAGTTGTTCCGCTATTTGCGCTAATATCGGAAAGAGCTTCATTTAACTCTTGGACGCTTAAATCTGAAAGCCTTTCTTTAAACAGTCTTACAGAGTCTGAAAGGTTATTTACATCACCTTGGAAATTTGTTATTTCACCTTGGCCTGATTTAAAACTATCAACAAGTTTTTCGAATGAAGGTATAGCACCGCCGGATAAAATATCAATCATTTCATCCAAGTCTTGTTTCATCGTCGTTCCACTGATGAAATTTTGCGCAGCAGCCGCGCCTGCAGCTAACACTGATAATAGCCCAGCACTGCCTAAGGTAGACGTTAGAGCACCAGCTGAAGTCGATAATGTTGCTGCTGCTGTTGCACTTAACCCTAATGATTCTGCTAATTTAATTCCGGCAATAGCAGTCATTGAAGCTGCAATAATATCCAATGCTTTGCTGCCATCTATTATGGCGCCTTTGAATAACTCGAATTGTTGGGCTATCCCGGCCAAAGCACCTTCCCCTTTCTTGGCAGCGTCACTTTGTTCATTGAAACTTTGTGTTAATTTCAGCACTGTATCGACTGCTGGGCCCCAAGATTCTACAATACCAGAAACAAACCTTGTTAAACTTTCGATACTATCTACAACTAATTGTATCGCATCGGCCAATCCTTTCGGGGTGCTAATATCAATTCCATCAAATAATCCATCCAAAGAGCTGCCCAAATCTTTAAACGAATCAATTAATCCAGACCAATCAATTAATTGTAAAGCTGCTGGTAAATTCCTAGCAATTGTTTGCAAATTACTTTCAACCAATGCTCCAAATTCATTTAATGCTATAAATACAGGTTCAAAAGTCCCTTGGCCAACTGATATAGTAACACCTTTGAATATATCGGTTATTGCTTTAATAATGTCAATCCATTGTTGTAATAAAGGCTCACCAATTTTTTGCGAAGATATTTCGAAATTGTTAATCATATTTTGAGTAACCAAATCGAGATTAATACGCATTAGTTCATATGCTTCAGAAACTTTGCCAGCCCTTAATACCATTCTTTCTAAAGTTGAAGCAAATATTCCAGATTTATCATCTGCAAGAGCGATAGCAGCAGCAGCTGCTTCTGCGCTTCCAAATATACGATAAAACTCTTGTGTATTTCCACCCACAGCAGTTTTTAAAGTGTCCATAACGGCTTTCAAACCGTCTGATTCTAAACTAACATTTTTAAGAAGCGGGGCAAGCTCTTTTGGTGGATCAATTAACTCTTTTAAAACTGCTTTCAAAAGAGTCATTGTTTCTTCGGTTTTGAAACCAGCAGCTGTTAATCCGGCAATTGAAGAAACTAAATCGGGTATTGGTACTTTTGCTGCAGCAGCAGTCGTTGCGACTTTACCTAAATTGTCTGCTAATGCTTGCATTGTAGTATCGCCGGATTGAACGCCGACAAATAAAGCATCCATTACATCTTTAGCATTAGCAGTTACTGATGCGGCATTACCGGTATTTAAACCATATGCGTTCATAGTACGGGAAAGAGCAGCAGTTGTAACTTCTAAATCAGTGGCCCCTGCAATTGCACCTTGTTCTGCAACAACTAATAAATCGGTTACATTTTTCCAATCTGTCCCGGTCGAAATAGCGATATATGAAGCATTATTGATTTTGTCTATAGCACTTGTCGAGTCTTGAGCAAATGTTTGTAT